GATAAGTGGCAGATTAGTTTTTCTAATCTGCCTTCAATTGGTGCTATTCGTGATATGCGTATCTATGATAACTTTGTAAAGAGCGTTGTATTTCCGGATTATAATATGGGTGAGATAATTTCTAATATCAAAGGATTTAATATCAGACATCCTCTAGCTGGTATCAAAGCCAACGAAGATCTTTCGCAGTTACAAATAGAGTTTAAGCTTTCAGAAGATATGAAAAATTATATCAACCTTTTTGAATGGATGCAAGCTCTTAAATATGGTCAAGTTAAAGGATTTAATACTGAGGAAGAATTCTTTAGAAAGAATACTATTAAGTCAATTAACCTAAATATAATGGACAACCAAAAGAGAACCATAGCAGTTTGGAGATTTACAGAAGCATTTTTATTAGGATTAAGTTCTATTTCGCTAAATATGGGTATTAGTGATGAAATTACATTTACAGCTAATTTCTCCTATGAAGAAATAAAATATGAAACTAAAGGAATTGACGGCAACTGTGGGTATTGAAAGGAGGAATTATGGATATTGTAGACTTGCTTGAAGTGAAAGTATTAGTTGATGATAAGGTAATAAAGGAAACTTGTAATCGTATAGGAATTTGTAACAAGAAAAAGAAAATACTTTATCCAAGTTGCTATCTTTATGAGAATGAAGGAAAGCATTTCTTAGTACATTTTAAGCAAATGTTTCTTTTGACAAGAAATTCGGCTTATAATGCTATTTGTGAAGATGATTTATTGAGAAGAAACGCAATCGCATTCTGTTTAAAGAATTGGGGCTTAATTGAAGTTTCCGATGAAGCAATAGAACCACATAATAAGTTCGTATTCGTTTTACCTCACAATCAGAAGAACGATTGGACAATAAGTCATAAATTCAACTTCAGGACTATAAATACTACAGAAGTGGAGTCTTCAAATGATTGAGGATAAATACAATATAGACGAAAATGATTTAGAGGACTTCCAAGACTTTGAGGAATATTATGGGCTTGAGAATGAAGAATGCGAAGAAGATGAGCCTAAAGAGTTGGTTTTTGACAATTTAGAATGTCTTGAAGATGATAGTCCAGTAGAAAATTTTATAGAAGAAACTGAATAAGTTTCATAAACCAAATATAGGAGAATGAATATTATGTTAGAATTTGCTAGATACCTAAAGGAAAACTTCAACGAGGATACTTCTACTTCCGAAAAGATTATTAAAGATAGATGGGATAAAGTAGTAGCTATTATCAAAGAAGCCTTTGACGATGAATACTCAGACAGAAGAACAGCCCTTCACAGAATTCAACACGACTTTATCAACAAATCAATAGCCCCATCTACGATTGATGTAGATTTCCTAAAGGAAAATATGGACTACGTTGTTGAAAAAGTTAACTCTCTTGACGAAGGTGAAATCCGTATCGTTATTAATAATGATGTTCAGAAAGGTGGAAGCACACCATCAATAGCTGGAATTGAAATGGAATCCGCTAAAGGCAAAAGAGGTCGTAAGAAGAAAGTCGTTGAAGAGGAAACTGAAGAAGGTGCGACAGATAATGAAGAAAAAGTTGTAAAGGTTTCTGTGGATGGAAAGAAAGTCGTTGTTGAGCCTTCTGAGAATACTGGTCTAGAAAAGACCGAACATGATTTTGAATCAGAAGATGAAGCTTCATCTTTTTCAGACTCTCTTAAAGATTTGTTTGCTGGTTTTAAAGTTGAAGTAGAAGAAAAAGAAGGTGAAAAATCTGAGGATGATGCCGAGGAAGAATTGCCTTTCGTAACAAATGAAGCTGCTAGTGAAGATATTGACGGTGAAGAGCCAGAAGATGCAGGTGAAGAGCCAGAAGACGCAGGTGAAGAGCCTGAAGATGCTGGTGAAGAACCTGAAGATGCTGAAGCTATTAATTGGGAAGACATTTCAGACTTTGGTGCTGGTGAAGAATCTGAGGAAGAAGTAGGAATGTCAATGGACTTGAATAGCGTTGACCTTAATAAACTTATTGGTAAACTTGTGAGAGTTAACGAGAACTGGTTCAACGTAACATCTATTACAGAACAAAATCAGATTATTGCTGTTGGTAAAGACGGTAAGAAATCAAAGATTAATTTGGAACAGATTGACGAAATGGAATATGATGAACCAGAGGGTGGTGACGCAGAAGAAGAATGTGGATGTCGTTACCAAAGACCAATCTCTAGAGATACCAACACCGATGTTGAAGAAGAAATGTCTGGTGAGTTCACACCAGAAATGGCACAAGCCTTCTTAGCAGACCCAGAAGGAACAATAGATGAATTTTACAGTGCTCTTGAAGCTCATTACGCAGACGAATTGCCTCCTGGTGGACTTAATAATGAAGACCCTCTTGAGTTCTTTGTTCCTGCTGTTGAGAGAGAATTTGGTGGAGCTGAAGAATGTATGACGAAACCTATGGGTGCTGAAGAAGAAACTGAAGAGCCAGAGGATGCGGGTGAAGAACCTGAAGACGCAGGTGAAGAACCTGAAGACGCTGACGTTGAGGAAAGTTTTAGCTTCGCAAACTTAGCTAACAGATATATGGAAGAAGATATTTTGACTCCACCATCAATGGTTGACACTACTGGTGGTTTAACAAAGAATCCTTCTGCTCCACCTAAGAAGATGGAAAAGACTAATACACCAGAAAAATCACCTACGAAGGCCGGTCCTAGCGCAAGCCTAACAGCAAAGCCTGGTAAACCACCTAAGAAAAGTGAGAAGGCTGGTTCAGTACCAAAGTCAGATAAGAAGGCTGCTCCTTCTGCCAGCTTGACTGCTAATCCAAGCAGACCAAAACAAAAGGTAGAAAAAATAAAGTCTCCTGAAATTCCAAAAGAATACAAATAATATTTGACAAAAGATACCGCATATATTATATTAATATTGTGCGGTATTTTTTGTACTATCAATCAATAGGAATTATTAAAAATGGGTGGAAATGTTTTTGATATCACTGGTTCTATTTCAAAAGAAAATATAGAGCCAACCCTTTCAAAGTTCTATCAGGAACTTAGTTCTATATTTCCCAACGCAAAAAAATATTTTAAGGGTATTAGAACTTTGGGTTCTGTTGGAAAGAAAGATGTATCGGGTGATATTGATTTAGCAATATCGGGTGATGCCTTTAAGAACTTAAAAGAATGGGGAATAGAACAAGAACAAGTTCAGACCTTATTTGATAAATTTAAAAAGAGGTCAAAGAACGCCTCTGATAATCAACTAATGAAAAGAGCGGCTATAGTATCTATCGCTGATAAGATATCTGAGGCTGATAAAGATATAGCTGTAGATGTAAAGGGAAGCGCGGGTGGTGCATTATTTATGGCATTCCCACAGTTTGAATCTTCTGGTAAACAACTTTCCAACTATGTTCAAATAGATTTGAATGTCGGTGATATTGATTGGCTTTCATTCGCATATTATTCTGCGACGTATCAAGGTAATGTTAAAGGATTACATAGAACTCAATTGATGTTGAGTATGTTTGCTAATAAAGGATATGTATTCTCCCATAATTATGGTGTAAAAAATAAAGAAACTCAAGAAATTGAAGCTAAAAATCCTAAAGAAGCAATTGAACTTTTGAACAAATTGTATGGATTTAAAATCAATGAAAATATTCTTGAGGATTATTTTAAGTTACAGAAATTTTTAGGGGAGAATTTATCCAAAGAAGATTTGAATCCCATATATGATATCTATTTGAAAATACTAGATAGTACAAGAGCAGATATCCCAGAAGATTTACAAGACTACTGGATTAAAAATCAAGAAAGACTATCCTTGAAGGGAAAGTTTTTACCGGATAATTCTAAACTTGTAAAATATAAAACCGAGAATATTAGTTTTTCTGACCATTATTTCTTAAACGAAAGTGGGATTTAAAAATGAGTGGTGTCGCTGGCGGTGTTAGAATTAAAAAAGTGAATGTTGATAGGACTTTCAAGAAATACCAACAAGAAGTTCTAAGCAAGATTCCTGGTTATCAATCAAGTAAATTGACTGGAAGTGTTAAAGTCGGAGCTAATCCAGACTATGGTGATTTGGATATCGTGGTACAATTTGATGGTGATGATAAAAAGGAAGTCAAAAAGAGAATTATTGATTTTATTGAAAAGTCTTCGGACTCTATTATAGTTCCATTTCAATCAGAAAAATATAAAGGCCGTAAATACTACAACTCAGGAGAATTGATTTCGGTTTTGTATCCAATACAAGGAGTAGACGGAAACATTCAGATTGATAATATAGTATCTCTTTCACAAGAAGAATCAGATTACAAAGAAAGCTTTTTGGATATATCAGCCGACAAACAAGGACTTTTGGTTGGGTTGGCAAAGGTAATAATATTAGAAGAAAAAGCCCAACAAATATTTAAGAGAATGGGCATACATAACATTCCAAAATTACGGGAAGATCAAGAGTATGAGTTCAACCTTTCGTCTTCTAAATTGACCCTAAGAGTAGCCGATATTAAGGATAACAGAACAGTATCTCATAAAGATGTGTGGGCAACAGCCGATTGGGCATTCGTAAAGAAACTCTTTAAGGATTATGATATTAATGGAACCTTTGAGGAACTACTTGAATCTATGAATAAGGGTCTTAAAAACCCAAGGTCAAGAAGAAGAATACCAGGCTTGTTTAAAGCGATGGTTACTATTAAGTCAGGTGAAGTCGGAACAGCAAAAGCTCAGATGAAACAAAAAGCTATTGATAGAATTGATAAAATATTCTCGGTGAACTTCTTAGAGCATTATTTTCTTGAGGGTGATAACTATAATGGTGAAGTTGTTGGGTTATATGCTGGTGGATTTAAGCCACCACACAAAGGCCATTTCAGTATAATTGAAAGAATGTCAAAGGAAGTAGACAAGATTATTATATTTATAGGACATAAGTTAAGGGAAGGGGAGACTATTACAGCAGAACAATCCAAGAAGATATGGGAAGTATACACACAACATATAGATAAACCTGTTGAAATTGTATTAAGTAAGATTACACCCGTAAAAGATGTTTATGATTGGGTAGATAACAATCAGGATAATGTCAAGAGTGTTATTGTTGGTGGGACTGAGATAGATGCTAGGAAATTTAGTTACTTTGAAACCAATAAAGATAAATACAAGAAGG